TTCTTTATTTCTTGGATCAAGATGTAAATCCTCAAAAATTTTATTGACAAAACTATTTGCAATATCCACTTTGCCATTTACTTTTTCAACGACATCTGTAGGCGTAAATGTGAATTTCTCATATAATCGATAAAGCATTTGAGAATTCTCGTTTTTGACTCTTTTAGTATTAGTATCTGTTTTGAATTCGAACATATCAACTAATTTGTCAATAATCGACACCGCATAATCCATGGTATCCACTTTACACTCTCCTAAAAGCATCTGATTATTTTCATCATACCGATATAATGTGGATTTGGCTTTTCCCCTACTAACAATAAAACCTTTATCTAAATAAATCTCTATAAATACCGGAAAAATTGTAGTATCCCCTATCGTTCCTGCTTCGCCATATAGAAATAATTTTGAAAAAGTAAACTCTATTTTTACAACTTCATCATTATCATCTGTACAAATCTTATACTCAATCATTGTACACTCACCAGTACTACGATATGTCAAAATATTCTTCATAGGACAATTTGGATATTTTTCTTTAATTTTTGCCTCTACAAGAACTGGATCTTTATGCCATTCACTAATATTTCTTATTTTTCTGTAACAAATATCTTTGCTACCTTCTTTTACAACTTTTAGAAGCCAATCTCTCGTTTCTCTTTTCGTTTCATTATTTTTTCCTGCGTACGCTTCAATCGCAGTTATATAATCTGCCCTATTCTCTACAAAATCTAAATCATGATTTTTTAAAAAACGTCGCATAATAGGATTCTGTAAATAATCATCTCTATTCATAAAATCAGGTATTTTCATCATTTCTTCCTCCACATACAAAAACCTATTTTTATATTATACCAAACATTGGCATTGTACAATAGAAAAACACCTGCATATTTGTCATGCAGATGTTTCCTTAGGTTTTTATGTATAGAGAAATCGAGCCGCCGGTTTCCGCCTTTGGCTCAAGTATTATTATATATATGTTTTTTATGCATTTTATGCGTTTTTCAGAATATCATCAACTTTTCTGCTGATTCTGCTCTGATCCAGATGCACGCTCTTTGCAACCTGCTCCTGTGTCACCGGTTTTCTGCCATCAATGAACAGCTTCCGGAAGATGCGATGTGCTAAACTATCTGGTATTGCATCCACGAACTGCTCCACCTCTTTACACTCCTGCTCCAGAACTTTCTTCCGCTTCAAATCACGGTCCTGCAAGCGCTCATATTTCTCCTGGTCAAACCCAACCACACACCGCGGCATCGGATAACCTTTGCTGTAATCAAAAATCACATCATTCCCGATCATCGTATCTGACTTCCAGCGGTTCTGCAGAGTATAATCCAGTTCCAATATCTCCGCTTTATTACTCCGATACGCTTTCAGTCTTTCCTTTGTCATCTTCTCCAACGGTATCGCCTCCCTTATTCTCTTGCAGCTCTGCCCTGCTGCCACTTATCTGTATCTCACCTCTTAGCTGCCGCCATCTAAGATATGACAGGCTCCATTCTGGATTTCCACCCATGGATGCAAGGTAATCAAGTAATGTCACAATAGTTCAACTCTTTGTTTAACTGTTTAGTTGGTGTATCAGTTGATGTATCTGGCGGTTCTGGCAACCGCATCCAATGAGTAACTTTCCAGAATGTCCTGCTGCCTTTTAATTCCCAGTATCCTAGCTTTTTATAGAATTTTGCAAATGTTACATGTTTTAAATCCTGTTCTTTGCAACATACTATGTAAGTGCCGGATGATTCCGGTACTCTATCATCGGCAGAAATCCACCACTCTGTATCATAAGCTGTCGGCTGTTCATCTATAATCGATACAATACCGCAATACACTTCTTTCAACTCATCAACGCACAGGTCATATGATTCCTCTGTCTTTTTATGCAGTTCCCAAATTTTTGAGATCAAAGCATCGGCATCAATTAATCTCATTTCACATCACTCCAATCCAATTTCTGCCCGCACTCATTGCAATAATTACATTTTCTCTGATCGTGATGCTTATCCTGCGTTGCATTGTATCTTTGCCCTACAAACCATCCGCACACAGGACAACACCAGTCCTGCCATTTTTCAAACTTCCACTCATGTGGTTGGTCGCCTTTGTTGCAATGTATAATGGACTTTCCTGTTTTTAAGACTGGCTTCATTGCCACATCTCTGGAATCCCCATCCACAAACCGCCGTATCTCTTTCACTTCCTGTTGCAGCTGTTCATCAGTCTTTTTCATGATTCACATACCCCATTCTACCAATGATGCCTGTATTCTTCAGATAATCGTAATAATCCTGCGCCACTTCTTCGCTGACGTTAAACTCTTTTCTGATTCTTCCAATCGTTACACGCTTCTGGTCCTTCGCCCAGTTCTCCAATTTTACAGATTTGATAATCATCATCTATTCCTCTCTCCTGTATATTTCTGGCAGTGGCATCCATGCGTTGACAAATATCCCAAAGCTTGCGTAACTTGCATCATCATCTCCCGGATAAAATGCTCCGGATCCATCACTGTCTGTTTCATATCTTCCGATATCCGGAAGTGTGGAGTTTTCAAACGACACCAGCACATATTCTCCCAGATTTGGAAGTCTATCGTTTATGTCTATCCAATTATTTTCCATTATTTTTCCTTTCCACCTTGTCTTAGTCTTATTTAATCTATCCAAGGTTACCCAAGATTCATTCAAGCTCTAGGCTCTCACCAGCTCTCCCCTTGCTGCCATCTTCACCAGCTCATTCATCGTAAATGATTCAATATAGCTGGTGTGTTCTCCAAAAACAGGTTGTAAAGTGCAGCCGGAAACGAACAAACCGCTCATGTTCCGGGATATGCTCTACCACAGCCTTTGCCCACTTCTTATCCTTAAGCTCTATTGCTCCACTTCTGTAAATTTTATATTTTTCTCCAACCTTAAACATTGCTCTTACTCCTATCCAAGCGCAATCCTGATACCTGTTTCTTCCGCTAAAATCTGTCTGATATCTTCCTGGCTTACCCAACCGCCATTCAGGTACTCATTGATTAACGCTGCACATTCTTCCAGAAACTTACGCACTTTCGTTCCACTCATCTTCTCTCTGGTGATCAACTCCGTGCAGATCATCGCATAGGTTGTGGATAATGCATCTGTGATTGTGATCAGTTTTACCTTGAGATCTCTTGGATTCTTCGGATATTCCATCTTTGCCAGATTCATCCGACACTTCTGAGAGAACTTTTTCGCTTCCGCTTCAACATCTGCGCCGGCTTTTGCCTGTACCAGAATCGGGAACTCACGAACATTCAGCTTTTTCTCGTAATGTTCTTTCAGGTACTCATTGAAGATTCCCTGTACCCTTTCCAATCGTTTCCGACCAAATCCGAACTTATCATGCAGCGTCCACAATCCGATTTCCAAAACATGCTGCATCATTGTTACTGCATATCCGGCAACATACTTGTCATAAACATCCCGATACACAATTGCATCAATCTCATCTTGCATCCAGCTATACTTTGGTCTATTTTTTTTCTTTCTGACCAATTTGCTGCTCATTTCTTTTCTCCTCTGCCATCGCATTGATTACCGGCGCATAAGTAATTGCCATATTCTCAGCAAACTGCAGCAGCAGCGGATCGTCTTTATACTTTTCCACCAATACGCTCATCTGCTTGGTATACTGCCGCATATCTCCGTTTCTCCGGTAATCTTTATAATTCTTCCATGCCGTATTCATGACATCCTGTATTTTTTCATGCATAATATTGCTCCTGTTATACATCTTTTGTTACCAAAGTTTCCATTTTCGCCAATCTGTTACCGCATTTTGGTAACCTCTCAAACCCTTGTATTTACTGGCTTTATGGCACTTTTTGACGTTCGGTTACCAAGTTACCGCTACTTTTTCTATATAGGGAAAAAATATATATTCGATTCATACACATTTTATTTTTTCTATATAGGGTGAATTTTGCTCGGTAACCGGGTAACTTGGTAACTTTTACTTAAATGGCAGCTCCTCCTGCTCACATGTTTCCATCGCTTCTACGGATTCAAAACCATCTGCATCGATATTATCATTCAGTCTCAGGAACACGCATCTGATTGGATTTCCGTCTACTTTCTTCACTTTGGTCAGGCGATCTCCCTGTGTCTCAATTAAGCCGTTACGGTTCGCCCAAGACAAGAATGCTTTATCTGAAAATCCACCACTTTTACACAATTCTTTGAAAGCTTGGTTGTAAATAATGGCATATCCTTTCTCCAGAACACCCCATTTTTCCGTTTTTGTCTCAATATCAAATCGCTGGTTATTCATGGCGATCTTATCCTGCAGGTATCGATAACAGCGCTCATTGTCGCTCAGATCATCTCGACTGACCAAAACGCGTTTTGCTTCCTGCAATGTGATATAAGCTCCATCCCTGAATAAGTAATCTGTTGTTATCTTATCTGCTGTCAGCAGAATGGCTAACGACATACTCTGTTTCTGCATGACCTCATCATCATATAATTGATTCTGAAACTCCTTTTGAATCCTACGGATTTCTTCCACACCAAGATCTTTTAGGACTTCTATATACCGTTTTCCCGCCAGTCCATAGTTTTTCTTAACGACTTCCGCTGTTTCCTGCGGATCAGCAAATACATGGTCCTGACACTCCACTTCCAGAATACGGTTGATTGCACCACCCTGTGATACATAAGAATTTAGCGGACGTTCCCCGTTTGTCAGTACACAGTTTTTCCAATGGTTCTCCCGGCTGATACCAAGCTCTTTGTTGGACCTGCTCTTTCCCTTTCCGGAACACAGGTCGTAAACCACTCCTTCGAAATTATCTCTGATCCTGCTGCTGGTCTTACTGGTATCGTCCAAAACCATCGGTAAATGATTCAGCATGTCCGCTTTTGCTTCCAACGCAACCTCTGTAGTCTTAAAATCGCCTATGTAAGCGGATTCATCCGGATTTGCCCAGATAGATGTTGCAACCATCAAAGATACTGTCTTGCCGCCTTCCGTCTCTCCCCAAAGATCAACGATGAACGGAAGTCCACCCAAAAGACTTACCAGTACGCTGGCAAACGATGCTGCCATCATGAATTTAATTTCCATCCGGTTTGACCGGCGCAGTTTTAAAATATGATTCTGCCAGAGTTTCCAATTGCCACGCTCTGATACACTGTCATAAACCTGTCGGAATCGTTGATCTCCATCAAATACGATATCTGTATCGTAAGGGATAAACTGCCCGCTGATCCACCCTAGCTTGCTGGTGGAATACTGTACCTTGATATGGCTGTCGTTCATATTTTCCACGTCTGATAAATATCTCACCAGCAGTTTTGCATTCTCAGATGTAACAGATATGCCTCTGCCCGAAAGAGAGACGATCTTGCTTGCTGATGTCACCATTGTTTTGGGAACGATGATCTCATTCCATATTCCATTTCGCTTATATGCGATTTTTATCTGTTCTTCACCAGTTTCCAGGTTCTTCATTCGTTCGATTGGCAGAATCGGATGGTAACATGCTACAGCATCAATCTGACTGTCATTCTGTGCATATACCCCGTCTTCACCTGCTAACCATGCACCGCAGAACATGTTCTCATAAGGTCCATCAAAATTAGTCCACCGCTCTAGCATTGCAACCGGCTTTTCACGCTCCCGCCGTTTGTTTTCACGGTCAACTTTTTTATATGCTCTCAGAAGCTCCTCAAATTTTCCTTTTACACCAAGTTCCGCAGCACGGTCTGTGAGGGATAAGATCAGACGTGCCTTCATAATCTCGTCTTCCTGGTCGAAGATCTCTATGAATACATCTTCGCCTAATATGGTATTTCTGTCATATTTCGCCAATGGCTCCACTTTTATCACCTCACTTTCAGTCCAGATAGCCGCCTATATATAATTGATACTGCAATGCATTGTAACAATCACACCAAACATCTGATAACGGCTCTGACTGTTCCATATAAGCTCGATAGATATCAATCAGATCATTATTCAGTTTGCGTCTTTCGCGATTTCTCTGTTCTTTTTTTCGTTTCATTTCTTTTTGCTTTTCAGCACGGTAAATTGCCAGTTTTGAACTATAAGACGATTTTTTCTCATATTCTCCACCCAACATCAAAAATGCATCCTTAAACGATATGCCATAAAACTGTTCTAAGAAAGAAAAGATATCTCCATTTGCTCCGCAGCCAAAACAATGATAATCTTTTTCATATATCTTCATGGATGCCGTCCGATCACCTTTGTGGAACGGACACTGGATAAATCCCGCTCTGTTCGGTTCTGAGAGACCACATTTAATTAAGATGTCTCTCATGCTGTATGATTCTTTCAATTCCTCTTTTGTCATGGCAATTTTCCCAAATATTCTTTCAATTCGCGATACAAAATATCATGGATTACTTTTCCTGTCGTTCCTTCTTTACAGAAGTCCAACTGCATCCCATATCTTGCACGGAATGCATTTATGCTTGCAATAAGTGCCTGCGGTGGCATAAGACTTTTATATTTGCCGTTGTATGCTTTCTCCCAATTCCCATTTTCTACAAGCAGATAAATCTTTGTTCCAGCAGCTTTCGCCCGTTCAAATTCTCTTTCAAACCGCTTCCGTTCACGCCCGAAACATTGACACAATTCATCTAAATTCATTTTTCGCTCTATAACCACATGTTTTGTCAGGTCCACTTTTTCACCGTTCGGCAAATGGCAGACGCAGGAATAGTCCCCTGCGTCCAACATCTGACGTTCATACGGCAATCCGCATACCTGTAATCGCTGTTCCCGTCTTTCCGTGTCCTGCTCTCTGGTATCCATGATCAGCGTCATGGTCTTTAAAGATGCTTTTAAATCAAACGGTGTCATGATTAATTAAACGGCAGGTTCTCATCAATCCCGTCTGGTACATTCATCCAACCGTTGTTGTCTACTGCCTGCGCTGCTCCTTCATTATGTCTAAGTAACGTATCTTCCGGAATTTTAAATTTACCGGAGCGAATTTTCTCTACGGGTGTCAGACTGTGGCAATTGGTAAAGAACCCAGTATGACCGTTATAGTCGTATTCTTTGTTATTAAAAATTCCACCGATTACTTTTCCTTTTAACTTCTGCTCATCCCAGTCCCAGTGAAAACCATTGTTACTGTCTTCAAATGCGGCAATAATCGTTTTGAAACGTCTCTGTTTCCATGCATCCTCATCTGAGCCATCATCTGCCGGAACCCGAAGCCGGTAATTTCCTTTCCACTTTTTATCCTCGCTTGCCTGATTTTCGTAATTTTCATTATAAAATCCTTTGTATTCACCCTCAGCGATATCGAAAGAAAGAATGATCACATCTCCCCAGTCATTTTCCTGATATTCCACATTTAAAACTCTAAGGATGTATCCGCCTGCTGGAAGTCTCTCCTGCTCGGAATACGGTTTTGCGCTTTCATAACCCTTTAACTTTTTCATTTAAAATTCCTCCAATGCTTTCATTACTTCTACAATATCGTTATCGATCTCCAACTGTTCAAATGCTCCCATTGGAGACTTAGCCGTGCTGTTGTTTGCCTGCGTTTCAAATTTATATGCACCATCCACGCACTTACTCAAAAGAACGGTCGTAAACTTACTTTCCAGGCAGATCTTATCCAGCTTTTTACCGGATGTCTTGATTCTGGTAAACATATAGCCAGCTTCGTCATGGTCCGTCTGTGTATGTGCCACAAAAATAATTGTCAAATCATCCCTATAGGAATATGCTTCGCATACCAGATCCCAGATGCATGCTGCCAGATCTACCCATTTGTCATATCCCTTTTCCTTGCTCCGGCGCATCTCATCCGCAATCATAAGACCGTTGATTGTATCCACCACAATGACTTTAATCTGCGGACACCCCTCTGCGATCTTCTGGATATACTGTCGGACAAGATTGGCATCGTCACATGCTGCGTAATTTTTATTTTCCTTGTTATACTGTTTTCTCCAGCCTTTCCATGACAAACCTTTTTTATCAGCATCGATATAATATGTAGTTGCTGGATCAAGGTTTCTCATAGAAGTTGTTTTTCCTGATCCGGATTCACCGGCGATACAAATTACTCTGCTCATTTATTCCTGTACCTCCATTAAAAAATCAAAATCTTTCAGCATTTTCGCTTTCATTTTCTCGACATCATCTGGTGCTTCTGTATATTCCCTTACCGGAACCGCAAAAATAATGTCGCCACAAATCGGATATCCATGCTCCGGTGTTCCATAAAGGACGCTTCCTACTGCATTTACTGGCAGCCCTTTAATTAACCCGGATTCGTCAACAAAAATCATCATCGGCTCTCCGAAATACCGAAACATCTTCTCTGTCTTTACAGATTCAAAAAAATCACAGTCTAAAGCTTTCTGGACTTCCCGATAATCATTCAGATTAATGTCAATCACAGAAAGCAGGTTATCTGCAGTAATTTTTATAGTTTTCATAACATCCTCCTATCTGATCCGCAGCGATTCTCCCTGCTGCAGATGCGCCCATGATACTTCATTGTCTTTCAGAAACTTCTTGATTGCTGTCTTATCCAGCTTCGGATCCTGCGGAATGTAATACTCCTTTGGAATATCCTCCTCATTGTCGATCACAACCGCCGACGGATTCTTCTGAATGTTGAAACTAAACAGCTCTGTCTTGAATTTTGTCTTTCCGGTAAGCTGCATTGCGCGCTCCAGATTGTATTTGATTCCTTTGATGTTATTGGAAATTCTCTTTTTGTGCTGAGACAGCCGCTCAATCTCTTTGTCAATGGCTGCCACATTTCCTTCTAGTGAGTTCATTACCTTTGCATAGGCATCGGCTTTTTCCTCAAACTCCCAGTCAACGCCCTCCAATGTGTCATTGATCATGTGCTGATCCAGCGTTTCATCTTCTGCCATCTGGAGAAGTTCCAAGTACTGACCTGTGATTCCAAAAATATTCATAGTCTTTTTTCTCGCTTTCTATTGTTCTGTAGGCTTCCGCCTGTCTGCCCAACTGTGTTACATGCTGCGTGCGATGTTTTGCATAATCATCGCCGTATAAATCCATTGCTGTATCCATGTCTGCTCCCACTTCCACCGCCCTGCAGTCGGACGCTTGTTGTGTATGTAAAATTTATTTAATGGAGAAATATTCTGACAAACGTATCTGTTTAAATGTGTCGTAGTAGTCAATGAGTTGCTGTTAAGCGTCCGACTACAGGACGGCGGAAAAATATTTAGTTATTCCTTTTCGTGATTTTCAATCTGGAAAAAAGTAACTTCGCCATAAGCCACTCTCTTTTCAGAAAATCCACGCCTTGTCTCAAAACATATCGGCTGATTTAATGCCTCGGAAATTTTTTCAATGTCAGAAAAAACGTGAACCTCTTTATCTGTTGGAAATTCACTAATAAGCACAATACTCTCTGGTGCCATCTTCTTTACAGCTGAAAGTGTATTAACCGCTGCAGCAGCTGCCTCACACCACTCTTTAAGCTTCTTTAATTCTTCCTTTTCCATTTACTTTTCACTCCTCGTCTGATATAATCCAGACATAGGTTTTTACCTATGCTGTTAGTGATTGAGCATGTACTTTCCTAGGGTCGCATGCTCTTTTAATTTGTTCAAAATTACTCCTGCTCCGGCGATTGCCAGACCAATAGCTGCAATTCCTAAAGCTATATAGCCGGCTTGTCCTTTTGCCTCAACTCCTGCTGCACCGAACAGAAATGTCAGTATTCCGCAAGCAGTCATTCCAAATGCAATTTTATTTTTCATCTTTGGTATCCTCCAGATTCAATTCTTCGCTTGCTGCCACCATTATCATTCCAAAAGCAACAACTGCTCCTGCGATCAGCGCCAAGATTGCACCAACAAGTGTGTGTGGCTTCCGGAAATACAGAAACACAAATGCTACTGCTGCCACTATTGATATGATGATTCCGGCAATTTTAAGTTTGTTCATGGTTTTATCCTTCCTTTGCTTCTGGCATATTCTCCTGCTCAGCTTTCTCTTTCTTCACACGCTCTGCATGCTTCAGAAAGCGTTCCGCCGCCTTCATCAGTGCATTCTTGCGCTTCGTTCTCTCCTCTTCTGGAAGATCTGGGAAATGCACTCTGACTTTGCATCCATCAATGTTAAATGTCTTTACCTTGGAATATGTCATGCTCTCACCTTCCTCTCTTAGAAGATATGTATTTATGGGTTGTCTGGTTACGCTGCTTAATCAGAGAAACAAATCATATTTCTCCATAATCTCCATATACCACAAGTCAATCTTGGACTGATCCTGCGCACACTCGATCAGATGATTTCTCTCAGCCTTATCTATTACTCTTGCAAGTTCACTGTTGGAAAATAGTGTCTGGTTTTTCACTGTTCTCACCTCCTACACTGCCTCACTTACACCTTGCCTGGTTACTCGACTACTGGTATAATTGTTTCATCAAATGATGAAAGGAATGATTTAATATGTCTGATAGTTTTACTTGTCCATACTGCCAAAAAATTTTTGCTCTTCATTTTGAAACCTATAGTCATTTTCTTATTAACAAAGAAGGGCATCTACCTATGAAAGCTGATGCGTCAACGGTACGCATCGAATACTTTATTTGCCCAAGTTGTGGCAAAATATCTTTGTTTGCAACAGGTATGGGCGAGAACACAAACTTCCCCAAACGGCAAATTCTTCCTTTATCCTCCAGCAAGCAATATCCTGAATATGTTCCTTTTCAAATTCGCCAAGACTATCAAGAAGCATATTCTATCCTTGAATTAAGTCCAAAAGCTTCTGCAACTTTATCACGACGTTGTATACAAGGAATGATTCATGATAAATGGCACATTGTTCTTAAAAATCTCAATCAAGAAATTTCTGCATTAAAGGATAAAATAGATCCTACTTTATGGTCAGCTATCGATGCTCTGCGTCAACTTGGAAATATTGGCGCTCATATGGAAAAGGATATTAATGTAATCGTTGATATTGATTCCGGTGAAGCACACAAGTTACTTGCCCTTGTAGAAATTCTTATCAAAGACTGGTATATCGTTCCACATGAACGTGAAGAATTATTATCATCCATTGTTCAAATCAATACCGACAAACAACATGAGCGAAAGAAAACTGAGTAGGAAACTACTCTTTTTCTTTTATACACGGATCATTTTCCGCCAGTAAATTTCCATCAAAATCCCAATACTGTGTAACTACTCTGCAATTATCTTCTTTTGTTCCACTCCCTCTTAGGGACTGGGTTTCAATTACTTTGATTACTTTTGCCGAATCAGTTCCTCTCGGTCTTGACATCTCTACTCACCCCCTTCTACAACACATTCCTCTCTGTTGGATCACTGATCAGCTCATCATGCTGCCTTTTCAATCAATGGCACATATCCAACTTTTTTAAGTTCATCGTACAAGAACAACCTTCCCTTCTGCGTCCATTCAGTCTGCATCTTTGTATCCGGCATTCCGTTCGATCTGATAATATTGATTGTCCGGCTATGAACATATCCATTACTCTGATATTTGGAATACAGCACCCACTGATCACCAACTTTGTACTGGATTTTCAATTCGTTTAAAATACGATTAAACTTTCTGGCACTCATTCCATAGTCTTTTGCAATCTGAGTTGTCAGTACCAACGATTTTGACTGTAAGATGGTGTCAACATAGTTCGCTTTCGGCTGCAATTCGCTGATTACTTTCTGCTGTTCCACTACCTGTCCGCCCAGAAAAGCACATCTCTCTTTTAATGAATCAATGGACTGGTTTGCCATCTTTAATGCTCTAGCCATAATCTGCTCTGGTGTGTTCCACGCTTTTTCCAAATCAATAAAATACTGACGAATCATTTTCCCTTCTGTTGAGCGCTGAATCATACAGATCTGCTTTGCCATGTCAATGGAAATATCTGCATCTTTTGATGGTCTTCCACCCTTTGAAGAGGTTTCGCTCATTTTTGAGCAAAAGTCTTTTCCTTCCTCAAATCCGTATTCACACATTCTTGGGAACCAATCCTTAAATGCAGTTCGAATATTCAGTTTTTCGTGTAAATCTCTTGCCGATACCGTCGGCTGTTCTGTGTCATAGTTGACTTTTAATAAATCATTCATTTCTCTGTTCCTCCATATGGTTGTTCAATATTTTGAACTTTATATTTAAAAAAATAAACTGGTATATCTTCCGTATCTAATTCTAATAATTGAACTGCTTTACATATATCAGTTTGTTTCCATGCTCGAACACCACTCATTTTTAAACACAAAGTTCGTTCAGACCAATTCATAGCTTTTGCAAACTCGCATTGTGTTTTAAATTTCTCAATTATTCGACCACGTAGTCTACTATAATCAAACGGCATGTCTATCCTCCTTCCATTAGAAAAGTTCAATTTTTTGAACCATTATCAGCATATCAGCTTTCGCCGCCTTTGTCAATACAAAAGTTCAGTTTGTCGAACTTTTAAGTTTTTGTTATTGAACTTTTGTATAATGTATGTTATATTACTTTTTAGAAAGGTGGGTATTCTAAATGAAAAGAGAAAACACATCCAGTCGCTTAAAACAAATAATGGTAGAGCGCAATTTGAGACAAGTAGATATACTAAAATTGACCGAGCCTTATTGTCAAAAATACAATGTTAAAATGAATAAATCAGATATAAGTCAATATTGTTCTGGTAAAACTGAACCAAACCAAGATAAATTATTTGTATTAGGGAAAGCCTTACAGGTAAATGAAGCTTGGCTTATGGGATTTGATGTGCCAGAAGCAAATTTTGATTCCAGAAATAATTTCAGTGATTCAGAAATTTTATATATTGCAAATATGCTAACTACAATAAAAGGAACCAATGAATACATTGCAACTATTGAAATCATCAAAAAATTAGAATTGTTAAATTTAAATGGCTTGCAAAAAGTATTTGATTACATCATGGATCTTATCCAAAGTGGGAATTATTCAACAGGAACTGAGCTTAAGAATTTCGGTAAACTTAAATATTCTCATCAAATGCAAGAAAAACAATTTATGCTTAACGCAGCTCATGAACGTACTGATATCGATATTCCAGAAGGCACTGACACTTCTGATAACGATATTATGGATGACGAAAACTTTTAGACAGAACAGGAGGTAACCAATGGATTCATATGAAATTCTTTTAGCGGAAGCCTCTGATCTTGGGCTAATCGTAAAAGAGAAACCTTTAAAATACAATAACGGACGCATCAAAGGAAATAAAGTTGCTATCCGGCAGGATATTGAAACAACCGTACAAAAGACCTGTGTACTAGCTGAAGAACTGGGACACCACTGCACTTCTGTTGGAGATATCTTAGATCAAACAAATGTTCAGAATCGTAAGCAGGAGTTTCGCGCCAGAATGTGGGCATACAATGAAATGGTTGGGTTAATGGATATTGTAAGAGCATTTCATCATGGATGCCGCAGCACCTATGAAGTAGCTGAATATTTGGAAGTTACAGAAGAATTTCTGAATGATGCACTGAACGCATACAGGGATAAATATGGAGTGTACACCACGGTAGACAACTACATAATCTATTTTATCCCATGTTTGACTGTATTTAAAAAAGAATAAAAAATTTTACGCTGTTATTACTATCAATTACAATATATGGTGATTTACCATACCATTATAAATATTTTTATAAAAGGAGAAGATTAATATGAGAGAAGATGTAAGTCGCGCACTGCAAGAATTCAAAATCAAAACTTTTGGAAACAAAAAGACTT